AACGTGATCGCACCTGTGCGGGTGTTGAAACTGGTCACACCACCGACGATGTTAATGACACCAGTGGCTGAGTCGTAGGAACCTGCACCAGTAACAGAGATCGCACCTCGAGCGCCTGCGGCAGTAACAAACCCACTAGGATTCGTTGCGTTATATGGGGTAAACCCTAACGCTGTCGTAACGTCACTGGAGTTGATCCCGCTGATATAACCAGATGGATTGGTAGCGTTGTATGGGGTAAACCCTAATGCTGTTGTAATATTACCACTAGTCAGGGCAGCCCATGAGGTTGACGTGGCATCAGTCGTCAGGAACTTACCTGCGTTACCTGCCTGAGATGGCAAGAAGCTGGCTTTAACTGCCGCTGTCAGAGTGCCACGAACAGTGTCAACGCTCAAGTACTGAGGGTGATCGTCGTCGGTTAAACCAGACAAGTTACCGTGATCGGTAGCAGGGTTTGCTGCCGAGCCAACAGCGGAGATAGAACGCAGATCGACAATACTGACGAGTTGGGCGTTCACGCTATTTGCGTAGCCGTCTGAAGCTTTGTAAATCAGTTTGTACAGCGGTCTAAACTCAACCGAAGGAAAACCTGTAAGGCTCAAATCAGCAAAAGCAAAAGCTTCAGCTTCGCCTAGATTATCTGTGGCAGACTGACCGATGATCGCAATAACGGGGTACGTTAAATTGTTTGTGGCCAGAATCCATGTCGTAGCGTGTTGGTTGTTGCCAACGTCCGCCGTACTCCAAACACCACCAGAGAATGAGTTGTACTGAGGTCTAGATGTACCCTGCCTGAACGGGAAATCTGTAGGCGCATCCATGACCCACGAAGTGCCTTGCAAGTGCAGGACTGGAATCTTCGCGGGGAACAACAAGTTCTGTTGATATGTACCAGCGGTAGGCGTAGCAGTCGACACGATGTCGATCTTCATGTCCTCGTCAAAGAACGTACCAGACTCAATTGCAATCTGCGTCGCCGCGTTGGTAGACGAGTTGTTCAGCGTGTAGCCGCTAGCCAAGAAACCATTCGCGATAGCAGCGCCGCGTGTGCGGTGCAAATACTCGTGAGTCTGCCAGTCGAGGACAACACCGTGGCGTTCGTCGCCAAAGTATGGGGCTGCACCCGTTGTCGCGTTCCAATAAACATACGCCGTTGGAGCTTCCTCAGAAAATGTGAAGTACCCAAGTTTAGATGACAGAGTACCGTTTGCATCGTAATAAATAGAATGCATCCCCGATGTATTGGGGATCGTAACGGTCTGCGCAGAGCTGACAACAACCTTTTTGCCTTTGCACCAAACTGTAAAGCTACTGTTTACAGGTGCAATCGTGAACGTACGTGTCGATGCGTTGAAGCTAATCGTAGATGTTGTACGGTCTTCATGACCCATGGGTTCACCGGTAACACCGGATACTTCCGCTAGATTGGTGAAGTTTGCGTCGACTTCGTTATTTGTAAGAGGCGAGCCCTTACCCGCTCGGGTAACAATATCAACCATACAACACTACTCCAAAATTTAGCTAACTGTGATCGCCCATGTAATGCTCATGGCGTCATCTGCGCCTTTGTTGACAACAGCAAACACGGTACGGCATAGCATTGTGCCAGCAGAATCGTCGTTAAATACACCAGCCTCAACCACAGCGCCTGTACCTGTACCAGCTGGGAAGCTAGCAACATAGGTCACAACAGCGCCAGAGGAAGTGGCAGAAGTCAAAGCAACGCGACCAAGAGACGCGCCAAGGGTTGTGTCAGAATTTGAAGCGGCTGTGCTGCTAGAACCGATAGCCATGTGGCTCATCGCCGTAGGTGTACCGACAATGCGCGAAGCAATGTGCGTTTTACCTGTTCCCACAACAAGATTTTTGATCTCGCGGCGGTCTTTGATTTGGCCGTCTGAGCCGGTGATTTCGACGACTACGTCGCCAGTAACTTTGAGTTGGTCGTTTAGCATGGGAGCTCCTATGAAAATGTTCGGGATTCACCGACGTAGTCTTCTGCGAAGTATGACAGATCGCAGTAACTTTGGGAAGACAAAATACCACTGCTGGCCAAAGATACCGAGTCGGCTTTGTTTGCATTCCAAGCCCTCGTGCTAGTGTCAGAAGTGAAGACAACGTTCGTAATGTACTTAACGGTCTGGTACGTCACACCATCCACCAAATCGGCGGTGTCGTTCATCGCGAAGCCGTCAGTAATGACTCGGCCAATCGTCTTCAGTAACGTTTCCGATGTAGCTACAGAGTTTGTCAAACCCTTCGCGACTGATTTTACCGTGGAGTCTGTGTGACTCAAGCTGTCAGTCAAACCTTTTTGTATTAACCATCTCGGGGTATCAGGGACGGTTAGAGTCTCAAAGTTACCCTTAGTAAGATGTGTCGTCGCAAAGTCTGTGCTGCCAAACGAGCTAGACACAGGCCGTTGAAACGTAAATGACGAAGCGTCTGTAAACCCAAAAGAGGTAGCCAGTGGGCGGGCGAAGGTATAACTAAGGGCATCTACCGGCGTAGTCGTATCTGTGAAATTACGAATGTACTCAAGCGTGCGGATGATGAAGTCCGGCAAAGACACACTGTCAGTGTAGGCAAGTTGCGTGTCGATGCTTGCAATGTAATCTGTCTGCCCGAACGTATCAGTCAACGCTTTCTGCGTCGTTCTAAACGATGCGTCAGCTACAAAGACTTCATTGGCAAAGTACTGGAACCGACCAGACGTATCAAGGTACGCCGCGGGCACCATAACGATGTAGTTCAGGTTAGCCGCAGGTACTATCACCGTCACCGATGCACCAGCAACGACAACAGAAGTAGCAGCAGCTAAAAGTGCAGCCGAAGTCTCAGCTACAGGCGCTACGATGACGACGCTTGCCCTTGCTCTGGTAACAGCCGTTGCAGCCGTTAGAGCAGTTCTGACAACCGTCACGCCCATTAGAAGTCCTCGCGCAGCTTAAACTTCAACAAGTCGTAAACAGTTTGGATCGTCGTGTCAGCAAATGTGATTTGGATTTCGCCCTCGTAGTCACCGGCTTCACCGGCAAGCATCTCAGGAGCTGAAGCTGGGTAGAACGCGACTTGGCCGTTAGCGCCGTCAGTCACAGAACCGGTCACGGTTGCTGTCAATGTCTCTGAGCCGACTGCTCGAAATTTAAGCAGCACAGTAGCGCCGGTCAACGCAATTGGCAGCCCGGTGATTTCATCGGTGATGTTGCAGACTAGCGCAGGCTTGGTGTCGCCCTGTACGAGTTTAATTTTCTCGGCCATGTGTCACCTCAGATTTTAGGCGCTACGCCTGTTGTACCAGCCATCTCGGTTGTCAATGCAGCTTGGAAAGCTCCGTAGTGAGCCTGTGCGCGTTGAGCGTTACCAGCGTATTCGCTGTCCTTGGTGTAAGCACGGTACAAGATGTAATCGGCCAAGACGTTACCGTAGATGTCAGGCAAGCTGATATTACCCGACACAGCGCTGTATACAGCCCCATCAGCGGGTTCTGTGATGTCAGTTGGATAGGCAGAGTACACAATCTCAACAGAAGCGCCTGAAGAGGCTGCTGGTGGGTATACGTAGAACACCTTGGGGTCACGAGGGTCGTACATGTAGTGCAGAACTTCGGTTACACCTGTCAGGTTGTACCAGTTAGGGCTCTGTGTGTCCAAGATGTTGCGAACCGTCATACGAACAGAACGCTTTGTGCCACCTGTATTGCGGATCACGTCGATTAGTTTAGAGCCGTTAGTTGGTAGCGCCTGCTTAGCGCCGCCTGCAAGAGCCACTGTGGCGTTAGTCACCATTGAGTCAGGGCGGTACAAGACCACTTCACGCTGACCATCATTGAGGTAACGAACAAGTTCAGCCACTGGCCAACGCACAGACGTGTTGTCCTGCATTGTCTCAACGACACGACGGATGATTGATTGTGCTGCAATGGTCATGATTTACCTCAAGCGAAAGGACGATAGCGAACGCGCATTGAGCCACGAACTGATCCGTAGTTTCCTTCAATGCGAGCAGAATTAATTTGGCGTGCTACAGAGTCCATGAGTTGCTGGGCTCGAGCAAAGTTTGTAAAAGGTTGATCGGGAATCTGCATCGCACGGGCGATAGCGCCAGAGGCAACTGCATCACTCCATGTGTTAAACAGGTCGTCGTCCAGCTGAGTCGCAGTGATCGCAGGACGTAAAGTGACGGCCACCACAACGGTGTACTTGCCATCAGGTGGAGGGGACAGCTTCAGCGTAAAGACGTTGTCAGTGCGGTCAGTGTAAAAACCGCGTGGCTTCGCTTGTGCTGTGGGTAGGTCGTTGCGAATGGCTTCGAACAGACCAGCAGAGAGTTCTCTACCGTCAACCGCAACACTCATCACACGATCAATTTCGTGGTTCGCTGTAGGCGGGTCTAGATCGTACTGGGTTACACCAGCGACAGTTTTGAATGAATCGAGGTTCTGGCGCAGGACTAACGAAGACTCAGCAAAGTCAATAGCAGAACTGACCAAAACCTGATTCACCAAAGGCTCCGAGCAGCCGGGTAAATACGGCAAGATTCTGGAATAAAAAACGCTCAGAGGTTGCATGATGTACCTTATTCGGTAGCTTGTGTGAGGCCAACTTCTGGCTCACCGGTAACTTCAACAGATTCTAACAGTTGTGTTTTACTTTTGCGAGTTTTTGTTGTAGCAGCTTCGGCCACAGCCAAATTGGAATGCTCGTTAGTCAACAAGACGCCGCGATCGGTCAAAACCCAGTCTTGGTCTTCCAAACGGGCAACAATAACAATCTCACCCTCAATGTAAACACGGATTTTATTGTTAAGGACTTCGCCACCGAGGCGTTCCATCAGTTCAAGAGCGGTCATATTATCTCCAAGGTTAAAACAAAAAAGGGGCCCGAAGGCCCCCTCTTTATACCACTATCAGGTGGCTGAGCCAACAACAGCAGTTACCATGGCTTCAGGCTTAACAACCTTGCGGCCATAAACAGCCAAACCGCGGACGATGTCGCCGAAGTCAGTCTGGTTACGCAGGGGTTCTGTCTTGTTAATGGTCATCGCGAAGGAAGTGGCATGCTTAGTACCAGCAACCATCAAACGACGGGCCTTAGCGTTGGTGACAGCGCCACCAGTAGAAGTAGCGGACAAGCCAGCGACCAATGCCTTACCTGCTTCGCCGCGTGGCAACAAGTTAGACACATAGACGCTGAAGCGATCCAACATACCGATCTTGCCGGTACGGATGGTGCTTGACTGGTCGCCAGTGAAGTACGCCTGAGCAATGTTAGATTGCATCAAGAGGTGACGGTCAAATGGGCTGATAACCAAGAAACGGCCATCTTCAGGAACGTTCTGCTCGTCCAAAACTGTAGACATGCGAAGAATACACTTCAACACGTTTTCAGGAGTGGCTTGGTCGATAGGAGCAACGTCTGTACCCAAGTTGTAGGCAGCAGAAATTCTACCGGCAGTAGCGCCTTCGTTGGCAGCAGCAGGGCCTTCGGTCACGAAGCTGTTGAAGAACACTTCGTTTTCGATGGAGATTTTCAACTGCTTGGCAGCGTCTTCTGTGAACATGTTCATCAAGTTCATGTCGGACTGATAGGCCAACACGTCATTGACTTGCACGCCGAAGTACTTGCCCTTGTTCACTTGCATATCTTGGAAGATAGGAGTGGGGACTTCGTACGACAAAGACTGACCAACAGTGTAGTCAGAGATGCTGATGGAAGGAGCCAAACGGATACGGACGGTATCGCCTTGGTTCTTCAATTCGCCTTCGTAGTCAGTGTTAGTGACTTCAGACAACATGGTGTTCTGGTAGAACTTAGCCAAAAGTTTGCCTGACCACAGCGTGGGGATAAAGGCACCAGAGTAAGAAGGGTTGGTGTCAAATGCACCAGAGCCCGTGACGGGAAAAACAGCAGCCATTTTGGCCTCCTAAATAAAAAACAGGTTGGGTAAACGCTGCCTTCAGAAATTACGCTCGAACGCGACCTTCTCTGTAAGCGGCATCAATTTCAGCTTCAAGTTTCATTGCTTCATCGCGCTGCCCTCTAGAGCTCAGTTCGACAGACTTCTGGAACATCTTCTGGACTTGTGCGTCCGTGTATGTTTTAGCCTGCGGGGAAACTGGTGCATTAGATGCAGAACGTTTCGGCTGGATTTGTTTTTCAAGTTCAGCGGCTTTATCGCTTGGTTGCTCTGCAGGGGCAATGCTCGCTTTGAACATCCCAATGTAGTGTGCAACGGCTTCGGCATCGCCATGGTTAAACGCTTCTTGTGCGACAGATTTTCGTGGTGCTCGGAGCAGAGGGTCAACCTCGTTCAGCCAGCCAATCCAACGTTCGTCGGCGTTAACTTTCTGAAAGTCTGGTACCAAACGGTACAGACGTTGCTCGAAGGATGCCTCTGATACTTGAGAGCCGGTTGTATTAAGCTGCTCGCGCAACTTCTCATTCTCAGCCTTCATAGCGTCGAGTTCACCTCGAAACTCTGCTGCCACTTCGCGGGCAACCTTGCGTTGGACTTCAATCAAGTCCTCACCAAATGCTTGAACATCAGCATCCGTAACCAACTTCTCTACTTTCGCGGTCTTTGCAGGCTCGGCTGGCTTGGTCTCTGCGGCTTTGCGGAGGTTATCCACTTGGCCTTTAAGATCACGCAGATCGGCGTGCAATCGAGGCACTTCAGCGTCGTACATGCCCTTGAGGGTCTTGTATTTCTGCTGCCATGTCTCTTCCGGTACTTCCGGTTCAGTTGGCTTTTCTGGCTTCGCTTCGGGCTGTTGTGCAACCGGTTCAGGGTTCTGGGTAGGTTCTGCGGGCTCTGCGGGCTGTGGTGCAGGTTCTTCAGGGGTTGCCTGTGGATTCTGCTGTGCAGCTAGCTGCTTTTCGATCTCTTCCAGTTCTTTTAACTGGGCTTCAACTTGCCTTGGTAACGCCATCAATATCTCCTAAAAGCTCCAACTCTGCTTAGGGCTCCTACTTCGGTCTGCCGTCCACATAATGGTTTGCTAGGACTACAAAATTCGGGTCATTTGACCCGGTCGAGAATCCCGGTCGATTTTTAAAACGACTCGAGAAAATATGCTAAGACCACATCGCGACCTTGTAAACGGTGGATCAAAACTGAGTCTTCGGCTAGGACAAGGGCGTCTTTCGTCTGCTCAAGTTTCTTGCGGAACAAGTCCAGCAAGGCTCCGTTTTCGTCCAGCTTGCAGCGCTGTAGCGCAAACATGTGCTGGCGGTCAGGCTTTTGGCCTATAAAAATCTTCATATGTCGTATTTATACCACTGACTTTTTTAACAGTCAACAATATTTAAATTCCATTAGGGCGTGGCGACATCATATTGCCTTCACGTCCGCCTACTTGGCTACCATCTGGGAGCATGTTCTTTGGCGCTGGGCCTGACGTCATACCACCACCGGGCATTCCGGGAGCCATGCCTGCATTCTGCAACTCGCCCATGATCGCTGCCAACTGTTCTTGCAACTGAGCGATGGTCTGCTGTTGCTGTTGTACAACACTTAGCTGCTGACGATCAGGAACGATGCGGTCAATGTTGCCGCTCAGGTGTTTAGCTTGGTCGCGGAGCAACTCTGCAGTGCCATCCATACCAACGATCTGCTGTGCAACAGGGCTGTTCAAAACAACCTGCAAGAACTCGTTACGGCGAACCGCTTCGGCTTCTTTAATCACGAGGCTAGACGCACCAGTTGCAACAACGTTCACGTCGCCAATCAGGTCAGGGTCTTTGCTGTAGCGCAAGTTGTCTTGGTACAAGCGCTCGATCGCTGGCGTGATGACGTTCTTGTCAATGTTGCTGATAACCTGCTTGATGCCCTTGCCAGCGTTGGAGATCAACATGGACAAACCAGATGATGTGCGTCCTGCGCCGGGTGTGTTCTCGCCGGTCATGTAGCGAGGGATCATAGTGTCTTCGTCAGCGCGTGCAGAGAATTTCTCAAACACAGCCATCAATTCGTTGGCGTTGCTCTGTGGCTGGAAGAACGTGATGGGAGGAGAGTTGTCACCGTAGTCAGAAGACGAGAACTGCCAAATCTTCCATGGGTGCATGTCTGTGATGTCTTCGCCTGATGGCAAGCGAGAGATGTTGATACCAACTTGTGGGCCAGAGCTGATACCCATGTTGTTCGCAAGTGCGCGGCCTGATGCGTTCACCATCGCTTGTGCGTCACGGCACAAGTCAGTCACGCCTTTACCGTCTACTGAACCGGGCAGGTTCTCATAGCTTGTGAGGTAATAAGGCTTACGACCAAGCGGGTCGTAGTTAAGAACAGCACGAATGACGGTGCTACCGATGAGCCACACTTCGCAT